CAAGAATTGGTGGAGAAAGTGGATTTAATTTGGGACGTTCTTCTGAAATATTAAGAGATGAACTCAAATTTACAAAATTTGTAGCGAGATTGAGAAAGAGATTCTCTTATTTGTTCAATGATATGCTCAAAACTCAATTAATATTAAAGAATATTATTACTCCAAGCGATTGGGATAAAATGGGTGAGCATATTCAATACAATTTCCTATATGACAATCATTTCTCTGAATTAAAGGATGCAGAACTACTTACGGAAAGATTGAATTTGGTTGCTACAGCAGAACCATATGTCGGAAAATATTTCTCACAAGATTATGTAAGAAGAAAAATTCTTAGACAAACTGATTTGGAAATTATTGAAGAAGATAAAATTATCCAAAAAGAAATCGAATCAGGAATAATTCCGGATCCAAATGCACCCGTAGATCCCGCTACAGGAATGCCAATGGATCAAGGCATGGATGCAAATCTAGGAGAACCAGTTATGGAACCAGATTTGAACGCAGATGCTGCTCAAGTTGAAGTATCTGATAAAGGAATGGAACCACCTAAAGGTGGAAAGATCTAATCAAATATAAATATAAAAAATTTCAAATTTAATTAAAATGGAAGAACTTCTTGACATGATTGCTGCGGATGAATCACCATCTCAAATTAGCGATAAAATTAAAGATCTGTTATTTGCAAAATCAACAGAAAAAATAGAAGCTATACGCCCATCAATTTCCAATTCATTGTTTGGATTTAATGATTCGAATAATGAAACCTCAGAAGATCAATAGATATTTTATCTTAATTTGATCAAATAATAAATAACTAAAAATGTATTATAAAAATAATGGCTCATAGACCAATAGGTGCGGGAATTTCATTAACAACTGGTGCAGCATCATCAATGACAACTTCTTTTACTGCACAAACAAATGTGGTAAGAGTTGTTGCCGTAACTGCAGGGGCATTTGTTGCAATAGGAACAAATCCATCAGCTACAACTTCAGACTATTATATCCCAGCAGGATCTTCATCAACTTTAGCAATTACAAAAGCATCGAATAGAGTTGTTGGTGTAACTACTGGAACTACAACAATTATTGATTGTCCGGAAGGTACCCAAGCACCTTTTGGTGTTGGCGATTTTGTAACTCTTTCTGGATCACAATATCATAACTTTACTCATGCCGAAGTTATTTCTGTGAATACATCTTCTAGTGTTGATGGATATTATCAGAGAAGGTTTACTGTAAATTATAACTCTAGTGGCATATTAACGGCATTTACTTCACCAGATGCAACTGTATCATTGTCATATAGATTGGCTGCAAGAACAGAAGGTGGTGCTGGTACATTATACGCACAACAAGTACAAATTTCAGGACAAGCATGATGAAACTAATCACCGAAGAAATCGAACAGGTAGAAGTTCTTACAGAAACAGTTAATGGTAAAAAGACACTTTACATTCAAGGTCCTTTCCTTCAAACTGAAGTAGTAAACAGAAATGGTAGAATGTATCGTCTACCTGTTATGGAAAGAGAGGTAAAGCGTTACACTGAGCAGTATGTGAATAAAGGTCGTGCTCTTGGAGAACTTGGTCACCCAGACGGACCAACTGTAAATCTTGATCGTGTTTCTCACAAGATTGTTTCGCTTCAACGTGAAGGAAATAATTTCATTGGTAAAGCACAGATTCTTTCCACTCCAATGGGTAAGATTGCAGAATCATTACTCAAAGAAGGAGTAACTCTTGGCGTTTCTTCTCGTGGTATTGGTTCAGTAAAACCAAATAACGAAGGTTATACTGAAGTCGGTGAAGATTTTATGCTTGCGACCGCTGCTGATATTGTAGCGGATCCTTCTGCCCCCGATGCCTTTGTTCAAGGAATTATGGAAGGAAAAGAGTGGATTTGGGATGGTGGAATGCTTAGGGAGAGGTCTGCAGAGAATACAAAACGCAGAATTAACACTCTTGTAGACCAAAGACGTTTACAGGAAAATAAAATTAAGTTATTTAATGATTTTTTAAATTCATTGTAATTTCTTAATTTATAAATAAATATAGATTAAATTACTAAAGGTTAATCGGAGAGTTCAAATGTCTCGTGGAGATTTACAAGAAATGGAAGTAGGCACAAAGCAATCCAAAACCGCTGTAAATGCCAATGCCAAAGCAGCGGACGCAATGCCACATTTGTCAGGAAATATTCCCCCTGGACAAACTACAGGATGGGAAGATCTTGGCGGACCAGATCCTTCAAACTATCGTCCAGATGATGATTCAGCGAAATTAAAAACCCCCGGAGCAACCCTTAAGCAAGTTAAGGATGTTGTAAATAAGGGTGCTAAGCCTGCTGAGGCAATGAAGGGAATGAAAGAGGACGAAGAGTTTGAGTATGATGAAGACGAAGAACTCTTAGAAGCCGCTGAGGAAGAAGAAAAAGAAGAAGAAGAGGACGGAAAGAAGAAAGGCAAAAAAGAAGAAGAAGACGAAGATGAAGACGAAATGAAAGAAGAGTATGACATCGAAGAAGATGTCAATGCTCTTTTAGAAGGTGAAGAACTATCTGAAGAGTTCCAAGAGAAGGCACGTACCATTTTCGAGGCTGCTCTTCGCTCCAAGGTTTCTCAAATTCAAGAGGCAATGGAAGAGCAGTATGCAGATGCACTTGCAGAAGAAGTTGAAGAAATTAAATCTACACTTTCTGAGCGTGTAGATTCATATCTTGAGTATGTTGCCGATGAATGGATGCAAGAAAATGCGCTTGCAGTTGAAAACGGTCTTAAGACCGAAATGACCGAATCATTCCTACAAGGAATGAAGGGTCTTTTTGAAGATCATTATGTATCAATCCCTGAAGATAAATATGATGTGCTAGAGAGCATGGTAGAAAAACTTGATGAAATGGAAACAAAACTCAACGAGCAGATTGAGAAAAACGTTTCACTCAACAAGCGTCTCGCAGAGTCGGTTGCTGATGGAATCTTTGAACAGGTCGCTGATGGTCTAGCAGACACTCAGAAAGACAAGCTCGCTTCACTTGCCGAAAGTGTTGAGTTTGAAAGTGAAGAAGAATATCGTGACAAGCTGGAGACACTGAGGGAATCATATTTCCCAACAAATAGAACTCCAAAGGCAAAATCTGAAACTCTCTCTGAGGGAGTAGACTCTGCTCCAGAATCAATGTCTGGAACAATGGCTTCATACCTGAAGACTATTTCAGCATTCGCCAAAAACTGAATTTAATATTAATCAGTCCTGCTCGAAAACCAAGAAAAATTCCTTCGCGAGCAATCTGCTTTCGAAACCGCAGGTTCATTCCTAACTGAAGCACCAACCAATGCTGTAGGCAATGGTGGATTTACTGGTTCAGCTACTGCTGCAGGTCCTACTGCAGGTTTTGATCCTGTTCTAATTTCACTCATTCGTCGTTCAATGCCTAACCTGGTCGCTTATGACCTCGCAGGCGTTCAACCAATGAGCGGTCCTACTGGACTTATCTTCGCAATGCGTTCCCGCTACACCAATCAGAGCGGAACCGAAACATTCTTCAACGAAGTTGATTCAGCATTCTCTGGTCAACCAGCTGGACGCGATGACGCTGCTGGATTTAGTGACGGTGCTGTTGGTTTCGGTACAACTGCACAGAGTGGTAGCAATCCTGCCCTTCTGAACCCAGTTGGAACTGCAACCACTAACCCTTCACCATATAACGTAGGTCAAGGTCTCCGTACAGATTCTGCTGAGAATCTTGACGGCACTGGTGCAGATGCTTTCAACCAGATGGCATTCTCGATCGAGAAAGTCACTGTTACTGCAAAGTCACGCGCTCTGAAAGCTGAGTACTCACTAGAACTCGCTCAAGACCTTAAGGCAATCCATGGTCTGAATGCTGAGGCTGAACTCGCAAACATTCTCTCAACTGAGATTCTTGCTGAGATCAACCGTGAAGTCATTCGTACCATCTACAAGGTTGCTGAGCAAGGTGCTGTTCAGAACGTTGCAACCCCAGGTATCTTCGACCTAGACGTTGATTCAAACGGTCGTTGGTCTGTTGAGAAGTTCAAGGGTCTTCTGTTCCAAATCGAGCGTGATGCAAACGCAATTGCACAAAGAACTCGTCGCGGAAAGGGCAACATCATCATGTGCTCTGCTGACGTTGCTTCAGCACTGACCATGGCTGGTGTTCTTGACTACACCCCTGCACTCAACGCTAACCTCAACGTTGATGAAACCGGCAACACCTTTGCTGGTACTCTGATGGGCAAATTCCGTGTCTATATTGACCCATATGCTGCTAACCTGACCTCAGGTAATGCTACCCCAGGCAACCAGTATTATGTTGTTGGTTATAAGGGTTCTTCACCTTATGACGCTGGACTCTTCTATTGCCCATATGTTCCTCTCCAAATGGTTCGTGCCGTTGGTGAGAACTCCTTCCAGCCTAAGATTGGCTTTAAGACCCGTTATGGTCTTGTTGCTAACCCATTCGCAGAAGGAACCAATCAGGGTCTTGGCGCTCTTAACCTTAACGCAAACCGCTACTATCGTAGAGTTGCTGTTAAGAACCTTATGTGATCCATTTCACATAAAATTCCAGGGGGTCCTAAGACCCCCTTTTTTATTCTAAATAATTAGAAAAAATGGCAAACATATCTAATAATCAGATAGAAAATAGAAATTTTCTATCTCCTGTAGGATTTAAATTTACATTAAATAGAGCGCCGAAAGTTGCATTTTTTTGCAATTCAGCAAATATACCAAGAATAACTTTAGGGATTGCAAATCAACCTTCATACCTAAAAGACATTGATACACCTGGCGATAAAATTCAATTCGAAGATCTCACTATAAGATTTCTTGTAGATGAAAACTTAGAAAATTATATGGAGATTTATAATTGGATAAGAGGTCTAGGATATCCTGAAAGTTTGGAAGAAATATATGATTTGCAAAAAAGCAATAGAAATTTGGAGCAGCCAAATAAAAGTCAGTTGAATTTATACTCAGATGGAACTCTACAAGTTTTGACGAGTAAAATGAATCCAAATTTCAAATTAAAATTTTTTGATTTATTTCCCTACGATCTATCAACATTGCAATTTGATTCTACTGACACTGATATTCAATACTTTACAGCAGAGGTATCTTTCAAGTATACTATTTACAATATAACCGATTTATCTGGAAATAAATTGTATTATGGCGAGTCTTGATCTTGAAACAATTCAGTCTATGTGGGAAAAAGATTCCAAAATAGACATTGATAATTTGCATACAGAATCTTTAAATATCCCAATTCTTCATGCAAAATATTTTGATTTATACAATAATATAAATTTACTGAAAAAGAGAGCTGAGCAACAGAAAAAAAGAATTCGCCATGAAAGGTATGAATACTTCACAGGAAAGGCAGATCCAGAAATTTACATAGAAAATCCCTTTCCCAAAAAAATTCGCGATAAAGAAACGCTTCAGGGTTATCTAGATTCTGACGAAAAATTATCCAATGTCGCCATGAAAATTGAGTACTACGAAACTCTCCTAAATTATATTGAGAGCATTCTTAAAGTTATTCAAAATAGAACTTATCAAATAAAGAATGCCATTGAATTTATAAAGTTCCAGGCAGGATATGGTTGATTCAGCAAATCTAGTTATTTCAAAATCGAACGAAGTTTTTCTTAAGATAAAAACAGAACCACATATTGAGTATGAATTAAGAGACCGATTCACTTTTCAGGTAGAGTCTGCAAAATTCATGCCTCAATATAGGAAAAGAAATTGGAATGGAGAAATACATCTATTCGATATGAGGACCAAACAAATTTATGTTGGACTCTTGGATAAGATTGTAAATTTTTGTGAGCAATACGGATATACTTACAAATTTGAAGATAACAAATTTTATGGACAGCCATTTGAAGTCAATGATGGCATATCTTTTGAAGGCGTTAAAGATTACATGAAATCTATTTGTGCCCATTCTCCGAGGCAATATCAAATTGAGGGAGTATATGATGCTCTAAGGCATAATAGAAAATTATTGATAAGTCCCACTGCCAGCGGTAAATCACTAATGATTTATTCGCTTGTAAGATACTATGTGGAAAAAAAGCAAAAAATTCTTCTAGTTGTTCCAACGACATCTCTTGTAGAGCAAATGTACAAGGATTTTTTAGATTATGGTTGGGATGCTGAGTCATACTGTCACCGTATTTATTCTGGTAGAGAAAAAACTAACGAATACCCAGTAACAATTACTACTTGGCAATCTGTTTATAAACTGGATCGTTCATTTTTCGAAGACTATAGCGTAATTATAGGAGATGAAGCTCATCTATTCAAGAGCAAATCTCTAATTGAAATTATGACTAAATTGCATCACGCAAAGTATCGTTTTGGATTTACTGGAACTTTAGACGGAACACAAACTCATAAATGGGTTCTAGAGGGATTATTTGGTCCTTCATATAAGGTAACAAGAACTGACGAGTTGATGAAGCAGGGACATCTTTCTCAATTAGATATTCGCTGTATTGTATTAAAACATCCACCACAAAAATTCGAGACCTATGAAGATGAGATTCAATATCTAATCGGTCATGAGCAAAGAAATAAATTCATATCAAATTTAGCTCTAGATTTAAAAGGAAACACTTTGGTTCTTTATAGTAGGGTTTCTACACATGGAGAACCACTATTCAATTTAATAAATAGCAATAAGAAAGATACCCGTAAGGTATTTTTTGTACATGGTGGAGTTGATGCTGAAGAAAGAGAATTGGTTCGAGAAATTACTGAAAGAGAAAATAATGCAATTATTGTTGCTTCTTACGGAACTTTTTCTACCGGAATTAACATTCGAAATTTGCATAATGTTATCTTTGCTTCACCAAGCAAATCAAGAATAAGAAATCTCCAATCAATTGGAAGAGTTCTTAGAAAAGGAAAAGATAAGACAAAAGCTTTTTTATACGACATATCAGATGATTGTACAGTTAATTCCAGAAAAAACTATACTCTAAATCATATGATTGAAAGAATTAAAATTTATAATGAAGAAAATTTTAATTATGAAATAATTACAATTCAATTAAAGAAATGATAGAAGAAGATTTTTATGCAACAATTAAATTAAAGTCTGGGGAAGAAATATTCGCAAAAGTTGCTGCAAGTGAAGAGGAAGATAGAACTCTACTGATCCTATCAAATCCGATTGTAATTACAGAAGTTACAACAAGATTTGGATTTGGTGGATATAAAGTAGAACCATGGATTAAAACAAGTAAAGAAGATATGTATATTATCAACTTTGATGATGTTCTAACAATATCCGAATCTTCAGATATTGAAATAATAATAATGTACCAATCCTATGTAAGAGAATCTCAAAACGGATCGTCTAAAAAAGATAGGAAAACAAATATTAGCAAAAAAATGGGATATATTTCTAGTGTTAATGATGCTAAAGAAATATTAGAGAAGCTTTATAGAAATAGCTAATATTAACTTATTAACCCAGACAAAGGTTATTATATCCAGTTTACGGGGGTCTTGTCAAGCATTTTTCTAAATGTTATAATATCTACATAATTAATGAGAAAAACTAATGATAACGACGACTGTAATGACAAAAAGAAAAAGGTCTGAGCATTATGTCAATAATAAAGAGTTTTTGGCAGCCCTTATTGAGCACCGAGAAAAGGTTGCCATAGCAGAATTAAAAGGATTGCCAAAACCAAGAATTAGCAATTATCTTGGTGAATGCTTTTTGAAAATTGCAACACACTTGTCTTTTAAACCAAATTTTGTAAATTATATGTTTAAAGACGACATGATTTGTGACGGCATTGAAAATTGTGTTCAGTATATTCATAACTTTAATCCAGAGAAATCACAAAATCCCTTTGCATATTTCACGCAAATTATTCATTTTGCTTTCCTGCGTAGAATCCAAAGAGAAAAGCGTCAATTAGAAATTAAAAATAAAATTTTAGAAAGAACAGGATATTCGGAAGTATTCGAAGACAACACTATTGACGGATCCAACTATAGCGATTATAATTCTATCAAAGACGCTGTACACTCCAAACTTCGTTATTGAATGAAAGTAGCAATTATTACAGACCAACACTTTGGAGCACGAAAGAATTCCAAACTCTTTCATGATTATTTCTTAAAGTTCTACAATGATGTATTTTTCCCTACACTCGAAGAGCAAGGGATTACCACTGTTGTAGATATGGGAGATACTTTTGATAGTCGTAAAGGAATCGATTTCTCCGCTTTATCTTGGGCTAAGAATAATTACTACGACCGTCTACAAGAAATGGGGGTAAAAGTTCATACAATCGTAGGAAACCATACTGCATATTACAAGAACACAAATCAGGTAAATGCGGTCGATCTTCTTCTGCGTGAATATGATAACGTAACCGTTTATTCTGAACCAACTGAAGTAATGTTGGGTCAGTTGCCTACACTTTTTATACCATGGATTAATCAAGAAAATGAAGAACGCACTCTCAAACTTATTCAAAAGACAACTTGCCCGTGTGCGATGGGGCACCTTGAACTCCAAGGATTTAGAGTTAATCGACAAATCACAATGGAGCACGGTTTGGAGAGCAAACTATTTGGTAAGTTCCAGAGTGTCTACTCGGGACACTATCACACTAGATCGGATAATGGAACAGTCTTCTATCTAGGAAATCCTTACGAAATGTTTTGGACTGATGTTGGAGATACAAGAGGATTTCATATTTTTGACACAGAAACAATAACACACGAACCAATCAATAATCCTTTCCGGTTATTTTATAACATATATTATGAGGATAACGACTATCAAACGTTTGATAGTCGTGAATATGAAAATAAAATTGTAAAGGTAATAGTTAGAAAAAAATCAAATACTAAAAAGTTTGAAAAGTTCATTGACAAATTATATGCCTCCAATATTGCAGAACTTAAAGTAATTGAAAATTTTGATATACAAGATCCACAGGAGTTTGAAATAACTGAAAGTGAAGATACTATTACTATATTGAATAGATATATTGAGGAGGCAGAAATTTCTCTTGATAAATTTGTAATTAAACAAATGATACAAGAAATATATCAAGAGGCATGTGAAATGGTATGATATGTATATATTAACTGTTAACGGCAAAGAATCTGAAGGCGCTTATTCTGTATCTAATGAGAATGGAGATCATGTTCTATATCTCTTTGAAGAAGAAGACGATGCCGTTAGATATGCTATTATGTTGGAACAAAAAGATTATCCAGAAATGCATGTTATTGAAGTTGATGACGAACTAATAATAAAAACATGTGAAATGAATGATTGTCATTATACGATTATTACTCCAAATGATATTGTGATTCCTCCAGAAATTAAATGATTATTTTTAAAACTATCAAGTGGCAGAATTTTTTGAGTACAGGAAATCAATTTACCAAAATTGATTTTACCAAAAACTCAACAAATTTAATAATTGGATCTAATGGAGCAGGAAAAAGCACCGTTCTTGATGCACTTACTTTTTCTTTGTTTGGAAAACCATTTCGCAAAATTAATAAACCACAACTTATCAATTCTACAAATGATAAAGATTGTAGAGTAGAGGTTGAGTTTGATATTGGAAATATTTCTTGGAAAGTTGTAAGAGGAATCAAACCAAATATTTTTGAAGTTTATAGAGACGACCTTTTGCTGGATCAATCTGCCGCTGCTTTGGATCAGCAGAAGTGGTTGGAGCAAAATGTTCTTAAAATGAACTACAAGTCCTTTACCCAAATTGTTATTTTGGGGTCAAGTACTTTTGTTCCCTTTATGCAACTTCCAGCATCTCACCGCCGTGAAGTGATTGAGGATCTTTTAGATATTAAGATTTTTTCTTCTATGAATCTTGTGATTAAAGAAAAGATCCGATCTATTAAGGAAGAAATTAAAACTCTTGAACTTAAAAAAGAATCTCTTAATGATAAAGTTAAAATGCAAGAAGACTTTATTGAAGAGTTGGAAAATCGTGGTAATGCCAATATAAACGCTAATAAAGAGAAGATTGCCAATCTTGATAGGGAAGTTGGTGTTTATATGGTCGATAATGCTGTAGTAGAAGATGGATTGTGTACTCTACAAAAAGAACTTGAAGATTATGTAGGTGCTACAGATAAACTCCGTAAGTTGGGAAATCTAAAAGGTAAGATATCGCAAAAAGTATCTACTATTACTAAAGAGCATAAGTTCTTCACCGAAAATACGGTATGCCCTACTTGTACACAGTCTATTGAGGAGACCTTCAGAATAAATAGAATTAAGGACGCTCAAGATAAAGCAAAAGAGTTGCAATCTGGTTATAAAGAACTAGAGGAGGCAATTAAAGAGGAAGAAGAGAGAGAGCGTCAATTTAATACTCTATCGAAGGAGATTTTAAACTTAACGAATGGCATTTCTCAAAACAATATTAAGATTAATGGATTGCGAAAGCAAATCAGAAATCTTGAACAAGAAATTCAAGTTCTTACCGAGAACCTTGCAAACAGAAATTCTGAACATGAGAAGTTAGAATCCTTCAAAGACAATTTAAAAACTACATACGACGAACTCTCTTCTAAAAAAGACGCAATTAACTATTACGATTTTTCGTATAGTCTACTTAAAGACGGTGGAGTAAAATCCAAAATCATTAAGAAGTATTTGCCACTCATCAATCAGCAAGTTAATCGCTATTTGCAAATGATGGACTTTTATATTAACTTTACTCTTGATGAGGAATTTAACGAAACCGTTCAGTCTCCTATTCATGAAGATTTCTCATATGCTTCTTTTAGTGAAGGAGAAAAAATGAGAATTGACCTAGCACTTCTTTTCACATGGAGAGAAGTTGCAAGAATGAAGAATTCTGTTAATACAAATCTTCTGATTATGGATGAGGTTTTTGATTCTTCACTTGATGGATTTGGGACTGAGGAGTTCCTTAAGATTATTCGTTACGTTATTAAAGACGCAAATATTTTTGTTATTTCTCACAAGACAGGACTTGAGGACAAATTTGAAAGTGTAATAAAGTTTGAGAAAATTAAAGGATTTAGTAGGATGGTTGTATGATCGGAATTATTGGAAATGGGTTTGTTGGTAACGCAGTATATCAAAATTTGAAGGATAAAGTTTCCTGTAAAGTATACGATATTGATATTCGCAAATCCCCAAACACTCTTGATGAAGTTTTAGAGCAAAATTTTATTTTTGTTTGTTTGCCAACTCCTATGAAATCTACGGGAGAGTGTGATCTTTCAATATTAGATAATTTTTTTAATTGCCTACCAAAAAATATTGAGAGTACATTTATTGTAAAATCTACAGTTCCTGTTGGAACAACTAAAAAATATTCGCAAAAATATAATGTTATCCATAATCCAGAATTTTTAACTGCAAGAAATGCTGTAGAAGATTTTAAAAATTCCGAAAGAAATATTGTTGGGGGCAAAAAAGAATTGTGTGAAAATTTTGTAAAATTATTTGAAAGTCTATTTCCACATATTCCAAGTATCATAACAACTTCCGACGAAAGTGAATCTATTAAGTATTTTTCTAATACCTTTTTGTCGCTTAAAGTGGCATATTTTAATAAAATGTATGATTTTTGTGAAAAGCATGGTATGAATTATGACGTTGTTTGTGGTGGTGTTATTTCCGATAGTAGGATAGGTAAATCTCATTCTAAGGTTCCTGGTATTGACGGAGATAGAGGTTTTGGAGGAACCTGTTTTCCTAAAGATCTTAATTCCCTCATAATTCAAATGGAATCGGTCGGTCTTGACGCCAGTATGCTAAAATCGGTATGGTCCTACAATCAGCAGATTCGTCAGGTCATAGACTGGCCTGTTACTTAAATGAACACTCCAAATTGGCAGCATCACTCCAAGAAAGAACAGAAACGAAAACTTAAACCGCAAGCACTGAGGCAAGCGAAAGCACGACTCGCCCAGTTCAAAAAGCGTCACATGGGTCGCCCAAAAGGCGACCTTTCGTTTTATTGTAGGTCCATACGAAACAAAACTGATGCCTGTTCGCCACGAAATCAAGTCTCAACTTGCAAAACTACTTGCTACTGAAGATCTAGTAGTTGAGCACAAAAAAGTTTCTACTGCTTGCTTCAATGTTCATACTCGTGTTCTGACTCTTCCCTTGTGGGAGAAAGCAAGTGGTCTTGTGTATGACCTTCTAGTGGGACATGAAGTTGGACATGCTCTTTTTACTCCAGATGAAGACTGGTTGGAGAAAGTGAAAGTCCCTCAGCAGTTTGTCAATGTTGTTGAGGATGCTCGCATTGAGAAACTAATGAAGCGCAAGTATGCTGGACTTGCAAAGACCTTCTACAATGGATATAAAGAACTAAATGATGAGGATTTCTTCCAGATCAAAGAAGAAGATATTTCCAAGTTCAATCTTGCAGATCGTGTGAACTTGTGGTTCAAAATTGGCAACTATACGTATGTGCCAATTGAACGTGGTGAAGAGACTGAGATTATCAATCTAATTGCCGATACAGAAACTTTTGCTGATGTTCTGATTGCTGCAGAGACACTTTATAATTATTGTAAAAAAGAAAAAGAACAGCAGCAAAAAGTTGCTGACTTTGATTCTCATGAGCAGCAAGGAAATTCCCAGTCTCCTTCCAATGAGATTGTAGAAACTAATGACTCTTCTTCTGAGCAAGATGGGGAGAGTGATAACTCACAACCTAAACAGGATGATGGGTCCTACGGTGGAACTGCTCAGGGAGACCAAACTCAAGTAAAATCTTCTGGTGAAGAAAGTGAACCAGAAGTTCGTACTGCAGATTCATTGGAAGAAAAAATTCGTGATCTTGTTGGAAATGATGTATATGAGAATACTTATGTAGAAGTTCCTCAACTCAATCTGGATACTGTTATTGGTAAAAATTCTGAGGTTCATAAGGATATTGATAATTCATTTAATCACCAGCAAAAACTCCACAATGAGTGGGCTGTTGAGAAAAAAATTATTCCAACAAATCTTTATAATGAATCTGATATTGAGTTTCGCAAGTTCAAATCTTCCGCTCAAAAGGAAGTCAATTATCTTGTAAAAGAGTTTGAGTGCCGTAAGGCAGCAGATCAGTATGCTCGCGCATCAACTGCTCGCACTGGTGTTCTCGATACTGCTCGTCTCCACACTTACAAATACAATGAAGACTTGTTCAAAAAAGTTTCTGTGATTCCCGATGGAAAGAATCATGGTCTGGTATTTGTATTGGATTGGAGTGGTTCTATGGCAGAAGTAATGCTTGATACTTGCAAGCAACTCTTCAATCTTGTTTGGTTCTGTAAGAAAGTTTCCATTCCCTTTGAAGTGTATGCTTTCACTAATGAATGGCGTCGTGGTGAGTATGATTACGAGAAAGATCGTTATGTTGCAGCTGATAGAACTCCTCATTATGAAAAGAAAGAAAGTCTCTTAATCGTAGATGAAACTTTTTCTATGATGAATATTCTTACTAGCAAAGTTTCTGGTAAAGAAATGGAGCACCAACTTCTCAATATTTGGCGTCTTGCATATTGTTTCGCACGGCAATATCATTCTCATTATACTTATCCCAATCGCATGTGTCTTTCTGGCACTCCATTGAATGAGGCATTGATTTCTCTTCACCAAATTCTCCCTAAGTTTCAGAAGGAAAATAAACTGCAAAAAGTTCAGTGCATTGTCCTGACTGATGGTGAGGCAAATCAACTTACTTATCATAGAGAAGTAAAGCGTGATTGGGAAAAAACTCCTTATCTTGGTAGTGGGTATGTAAATCCCCATAGCACTTTTCTTCGAGATCGTAAGCTTGGAACTACATATCAAATTGATTATGGGTACCATACTTTTACTGATACTCTTCTCAAAAATTTAAAGGATAAGTTTTCCTCTACTAATTTTATTGGTATTCGGGTTCTTGGAGCTGGTTCTGCTAATCGTTTTATTAGTCTTTATCACTCTCAACTGGATAAGCAATATGAAAAAATCCAGAATGACTGGAAGAAACTGAAGAGTTTTACTATTACAAATTCTGGATATGATGCTTACTTTGGAATCTCTGCAAATGCACTATCTCAAGATAGTGAATTTGAAGTTGCAGAATCTGCTACAAAATCTCAAATCAAATCTGCTTTTGTTAAATCTTTTAAGACCAAAAAACTAAATAAGAAAGTTCTTGGTGAATTTATTTCTTTGGTGGCATGAAACAAAAATTTCCATTTGAACACGTATTAAAATACGATACTAAAGAAGTGTGGGTTAAATGCTCTAGTAGCATAACTGCTATGGGCATTCCCGCATTGGTTAAAAAGTATTATCCAGGATATGTTGGGAGAATTGCTACACAGGAGTACTTGGATCAACTGAGGAACCAGTTGGCGAACTGACCACTGGGGGGTTTAGATCCCCCCTTTTTGCCCTATAATAACAGAGTCAAAACAAAACAAATCAATGTCTCTTTCCTCTGATTACATTCGCACTTCTCTCCAAGCACTTTATGGAAATAATGTTACTAGTGCAGATATTCGTGCTTGGTGTAATATGAATGATGCAAACTATCAGACTGTAACTAAGAAAATTGATAATTTTAAAACTTCTCGTGGTAAATGGAATCTTGAAGTAACCCAACAAAAAGTGGAAGAAATCGAACGTTCTTATCAAGCTCCTGCCGTCCTCCCTACTGTAGAACAGAGTCTTATTCCTACTAAAGATGATACCTTCGTCAAGTTTGGTAATTTTAACGATATTAAAAAAATTATTCAGTCCCGTCTTTTTTATCCTACGTTCATTACGGGTCTTTCGGGTAACGGTAAAACGTTCAGTGTTGAGCAAGTTTGTGCTCAACTGAAACGTGAACTGATCCGTGTAAACATTACTATTGAAACTGATGAGGATGACCTGATTGGTGGGTTCCGTCTCGTCAACGGCGAGACTGTGTGGCATAATGGTCCAGTGATTGAAGCACTAGAGCGAGGAGCAATTCTCCTTCTTGACGAAATTGACCTTGCCTCTAACAAAATCCTTTGTCTTCAATCTGTACTTGAAGGTAAAGGTGTATTCCTTAAAAAGATTGGTAAATATGTCAGTCCTTCTGCTGGTTTCAATGTGGTTGCTACTGCTAACACTAAGGGAAAGGGTAGTGATGACGGACGCTTTATCGGAACCAATGTCCTCAACGAAGCATTCCTTGAGCGGTTCCCTGTGACCTTTGAGCAGTCCTATCCTTCTCCAGCAACTGAGCAGAAGATCCTTGAGGGTGTCGCTCTGGACCTTGGCGTGGAGGATCGTGACTTCTGCAAGCGCCTGGTGGACTGGGCAGACATTATTCGTAAGACCTTCTATGACGGTGGTATTGAGGAAATCATTAGCACTCGCCGCCTTGTGCATATCATTCGCGCTTACAGTATTTTTGCTGACAAAGCAAAGGCAATCCAAGTGTGTGTGAACCGATTTGACGACGAAACCAAGCAAGCATTCCTTGAACTTTACGATAAAGTGGATGCCGACTTCCAAATGCCTTCTACTAGTCCCGAACTGACTGTAGAATACGTTGACCAACCTACCTCTTTCTGATATAATTGGGGAAGGTTAATTATGACTTCCCCTTTTTATTATGGACGAGTATCCTTATTCCAATAACTTTGGAATTAATCATGCAAAAACTTCTAATCCCGAGATGGTAGAACACACTCCAGAATATTATGATAGGGATCGTAATCTTCCCTATAATCAATTTACTATGTCTCTAAATGAAGAGACTGGAATGCTTAATCTAACAAAAAATCCTGTGAACATGAGCGAAACTAAAAACCACCTTTGGAAATATAATGAGGATAAAATTCTGAAAGATATTCAGGATTATGTGACTAGCACGTATGGTAGTCATTATTGTGGACATAATGAAGCGTATAAGAATACGCAAACTATCGACCTGATGGCAGCGAAGGATCTGGCAACACATTTTTGTCAAGCAAATATCCTTAAGTATGGCAGTCGTTATGGTGATAAGGATGGACGTAATAAGCGCGATTTGATGAAAGTCATTCATTACGCTATGCTTCTTCTCCATTTCGATGGGCACTACACTCGTAAAGATAATGGTTTTACTGAATTTACTCGCTGATTATTATGAAACTCTCTGATAAAACTCTTACCCTCCTCAAGAACTTCTCTTCTATCAATCAGTCCATTCTGTTTAAGGAAGGAAACAATCTTCGCACAATTTCGGTGATGAAGAACATTCTTGCGGAAGCAACAATTGAAGAAGAACTCCCCAAAGATTTTGGTATCTATGATTTGAACCAGTTTCTGAACGGACTTAATCTGCACCAGAATGCAGAACTTGATTTCCAGAATGATGGATATGTTGTCATTAAGGAAGGTAAAACACGATCAAAATATTTCTTTGCAGATCCTAACGTAATTGTTACCCCACCAGATAAATCTATTTCGTTGCCAAGCGAAGACGTTTGTTTCTTGCTTGATACCAAAGAACTTGATAAACTGCTTAAAGCTGCTGCTGTTTATCAACTTCCTGACTTGTCTGTGGTTGGTGAAGCAGGTGTGGTGAAACTGGTTGTTCGTGATAAGAAGAACGATACTTCTAACGACTTCTCTGTGGTTGTTGGTGAAACTGATGAAGTATTCACTTTCAACTTCAAGGTAGAAAACATCAAGATTATCCCTGGTAACTATGAGGTGGTCATCTCAAGTAAACTTTTGTCGCGATTTAAGAATACTGGATTTGATGTAACGTATTATATTGCACTTGAGCCAGATTCAACATTTGGATAATTCATTATTATGTACAGGCAAAAATCTAATTTAATAACTAGCATATCTATAAAACAGAAAGACGAATCTGATTTTTTAGATCTCAAAGAATATCTAAAAGATAATAGATATTCTTTGTCTGATTATATTGTCTATTGTTGGAAAAAAGGGGTAAGGTTTGATTGTGACAAGTGAATTTCTTTTTGTGGAGAAATACCGCCCTCAAGTGATTGAGGATTGTATTCTTCCTGATGATACTAAAAAAACATTTAAGGAGTTTGTAGAGAAAGGTGAGATTCCAAATCTCCTTCTCGCAGGACCTCCTGGTATTGGTAAAACTACCATTGCAAAAGCATTGTGCAATGAACTGGGAGCAGACTATTATGTTATCAACGGATCCGACGAAGGGCGTTTCCTGGATACTGTACGGAACCAAGCGAAGAACTTCGCTTCGACCGTCTCACTTACAGGATCTTCTAAACATAAAGTCATCATCATCGATGAGGCTGATAACACAGGCAACGACGTACAACTCTTACTACGGGCGAATATTGAGGCATTTTATAACAACTGCCGATTCATCTTCACCTGTAACTACAAAAATAAAATCATTGAACCCCTCCACTCCCGATGTGCAGTCATTGATTTCACAATCAAAGGAAAGCAAAGGGTCCAACTCGCAGGAAGTTTCTTCCAACGTCTCCAAACGATCTTGGATCAAGAAAAGATTGAGTATGATCAAAAAGTCGTTGCAGAACTCGTATCGAAACACTTTCCCGATTTTCGACGTGTTCTAAATGAAATCCAAAGATATTCTACTGGTGGCAAAATTGACTCTGGTATTCTTGCCTCTTTCTCTGACGTATCTGTAAATGAACTTGTTAAAAATCTCAAAACTAAAAACTTTACTGAAGTCCGAAAGTGGGTGGTCAGCAACTTGGACAACGACGCTTCTCATCTACTTCGCAGGGTTTATGACGCCGCTTTTGATCACCTTCTACCCCAATCTAT